TATGCTACTGAACATAGTCATATATGGGTTATAAACGAAAAGTATCCTATCTGTGACGATTTTCCGTGGCATTGGCGACCTGGTGGAACTGATCAAAATTACATCTATGAATTTCCAATGGTAAGTCATCGTAGTAAAAGACCACTTGGTTGGGACGTGGTAAGACTGGTGCCTACAAATACCAAACCAAAAAACACAATACGTAGCAGAATTATTGCAAGCTACGTAGATACAGAATTTGACATCTGCTTTATCAGTTATCATGAAGCAGAAGCCGACAGAAATTTTCAATCTATTGTTACAAAGTATCCTGAAGCCAGGCATATTAGAAACATCAAAGGTATTGAGAATGCATACAAAGAAGCTGGACGAACCAGCTCAACAGAAATGGTATGGATCGTTGACGCAGACGCAGTAATATTAGATCACTTTCGTTTTGATTTTGTGCCTCCTAAAAGCAAACGAAAAAACACTACATATTGCTGGCGAGCTCGTAACCCAATCAACGGATTGGAATATGGGTTTGGTGCTGTTAAATTATTCCCCCGCAAGCAGTTAATGACCCTTGGTAATAAAATGCCCGATTTTAGTACCAACGTTGCTTTCTTTCAACCAATTGATCAAGTCAGCAACATTACTGCTTTTAACAAGGATCCGTATCGTACTTGGAGAGCCGCTTTTAGAGAATGTGCTAAACTCTCTAGCAACATTATTTCTAACAGTAGGGTTGAAGAAAATCAAGAACGTTTAGATGCGTGGATGAAGATTGATAACGGAGCTCGCTTTGGTAGATACGCACTGCGTGGTGCTAGAGATGGTGCTGAGTATGGCAAACTTCATTCTGGAAGTCCAAACCAACTCGCTATGATTAATGATTTTGATTGGCTCAAACAGGAATTTTTGAGTGCAATGAAAAAGAAACTAACTGTTTAAGCTGGCAATCCAATCGGGGCCATTTGTATTAGAATTTCTACTATAGATGGTCCCTATTTTTTTGACTATCTTTTTATCATACAGTATATTTTTACTGCCAGGGTGTAAAGGTCTTGGCCAATTACCAATCTTTACCCAACAATATCCATCGCTTTCATTGTTCAACAACGGAATAAACTCTTCGTATACTGTAATTACAAATGTATTATAAACAAACTCATTGTTTTTACTGGTAAACACATGCAGTGGATGTACCTTTTGTACATCAGGCAACATGCCTATTTCTTCTTCTAGTTCACGTAATAATGTTTCAATAGGCCGTTCTTGTGGTTCGCTTTTGCCTCCCCAAAAAGCCCATGTTCTAGGATGTGTGTTGTTACTGCTTCTTTGTTGTAAACAAATTCTACCTGTATCAAGTGCAAGAAGCAAACACCCGCTTGCTTGTATCAAAGGAATACTCTCCAAAATCCTGGTTTATATCTCTGTCGCCATGCGTGTACCCAATCTTCTCCGTTGAAGTAGAGAAGGTCACTGTTATCATTGTTGGTTACATACTGTGCAGTTGATCCATTTGCACTGGCATCAAAACTTATACTCCAGTTTGCTCCATCATACGCAATGATGTCACCCTTGCCTGGATCACCAGAGATAGGCATGCCCCAATTTCCTCCTATAGGAACTTCGTCAGTGATAATATATCTTTGTCCTGAGGCCGCGGCAGGTAATCCAGATCCCGGTGCAACTGCTATAGGATTCACAATTTTATCTACTGCGGTAAGTGTGGTGCTTGGCAACGTAGCTGTATCTAGTGTAAAGTCTAATAGGTTTACATTTCCTGAATTGTAGCTGATTGTTGCTACTACATCACTGTCGTCATCATCTGGTGTGCCTGCTAATCTCAAACGTATTTGACTAAACCCATCATTTATATTACCAATACTTGCTAATATTTTACGCCAACTCAGTGTTTCTCCATTACTATCTACTATTGTTGCGTTTTGATTTTGAATAGATATAGTATTAGCACTAGCGTCAACTTCCATCCAATATTGACTTGGTGTTACAACAACATAGCTCAAACTATCATGTGAAAAACTTTTATTTTGTTTGAATAAATCAACTTGATCAGCATCCATTGTGTAGAGTTTGTTGATGATTGTATAGATAAGTTTGCTTCTGTTGAATTTTGCAGGTGGTGTTAGATACATCATAGTTCTAAAACTTAATGTTGCAATATCAATGATGTCTTCTGTTCCAACTGGTTGACTTCTACTACTGTATTGTATGTTTACAAGTTCGTTGTATGTAAAAGCTGTCCAATCAAAAGGATTTTTATTACTGCGTAAATCTATTGTAGGATTAAAAATAACCAGTAACTGTTCTAATAATTGAAGTTTTTGATCTGTATTGCTTGTCCAAATGTCTACTGCATAATCTACATCATATGGCACTGGAGTTGCTTTGGTAATTTGATAACTGTTTCCTGCATCAGTGGTGTAATCACCTGTGGCTTGATTGAATTCTTTTTCATATATTGTTTGTTTTGCTTCCATACCAATATGATGTCTTCTATCAGGAGCCATGTTGATGTTTGTAATATAAACAGTTATCTGTGGAACACTCAGCATTTTGTTTTCAGAATTTTCACGCATAATAGCCGCCGCCATACGTGTTGGATCACCGTACTTTGCTGGCACTGTTCTATAGATTGGATCACCATTTTCACTTTCACCAATCTGCACACTGAAGTTACTGAACATGCGAATAAATTGCACTAGATGTTGTCTTATTTGTTTGTCGTAAAAATAGTTCATTCTGTGTTCTTCTTAATATTGACGCCTGCTCCACTAAGTGGTTGCCTAATGTCAAATTCATCATTTGAAACTTGATCTTTGCCTAGTTGATTTACAAAACCTTCTACACTACCAAACACACTAGATTCCCAATCTGTTTTTTGCACGTTATCGTAAAGTCTTACCCACTTTGCACCACGTCTTACAAACAATCTATTTGGATCAAAATCTGTGCGTAAGAAATAATCGCCTTGATTTGGATTTGCAGGAAAACTTAGACCGCTTGCAAGTGTTTCACCATATGCCCAATCTGTACTCGGATTTTCATTTTCAGGAAGTACATACAAATGATCACTTTTTAATCCAGCCATACCATTATCAGCATCTGCTTGTGCTTGGATTTTTTTGTTTATATCCATTTCTTGATTGTATGTGCTTACAAGACTTGCAATACTGTTTTCATCTTCGTTACTTCCAAGCAAGTTTGTATATTCTTGTGCATCATTGAGTGGTGCTAGTTTTACTCTCCATATGTGCGGATACCAAGTTTGACTAAAACCTTCACTGCCACGTGCGGCATCTGTAACACTATAAAATTTTGGTATTGGTGCTTTGCTTTGATCCAATGCTAGTTCATCTAACAAATGTGGTAATTCAATTACATCACCTGACATTAGTCTTCTGCCTAGTTTTGTTACCATATCATTCATATGAAACGTCATAAACAGTGTATCATTTGTTAAAAATAATCCAAACTGTGAAAGATCAAAGTCATTGTCGGCCACATTGTACACACCACGTAATTCATAGATATCAGGATCGTATACCCTATCTCTATTTTCTAGAAATAATACGTCTTGTACGTCTAATTCACTTATGTCAGGTTCTACGTTAGTTAGGTTACCATTAGCATCTGTGGCACTACTATCAGTGTATTTAGGCTGGGTTTTGTCGTCTTGATCCGCTATATCTTGTGGTCCAAGATACTTGTGTACTATTACCCCAACTCCGCCAATGTCAAATTGCTCACGGATTTGACGATCCATAAAATAGTAGTCATTTGTTTTTGTTGGTTTGTAAAGTGTAAGTCTTGGCATATTATACGTTTCCTGCCTGTGTGCAATAATCTTGTATGTGCTTGTACATGTCCATTTCACAACTTTCGTGAATTCCTACCTTTTTAACTAGATACTCAATGTCATCACTCTCAGCATTTTCATAACCAGCACGTAGCACTCTTAATAGAATAGGTTGCCCTACATCATCTACCCATTTATCAGGTAATTGTTTAAAACCAACTGATGTCCAGTCTACAGTTCTAATTTTGTCTTTTTTTACATCTTTTAAAATAGTTTTTTTCATAATCATAAAATGATGATTTGCATTTTGCACATTTATCACTATTGGAGAATCATCATAGTCATCTAGATCTTCTGTAGAAAAATTGTATGATGCAAGAAAATGTGTATCGCCTTTGCACAAAACAATTTTTTCTAAAAAAGCTTCAGCGTCATAGATCAAAAAAGGAAATTTCAGTAGTAGTAGATGAGTATAGCCTTCTGCTTTGAATCCAGGCATATAAACTCTAGGATCATAGTCACCCCCATCTCCGTAGGATTTCCTAGCACCGTTTTCATCAATCCACATTTTTATCACTCTTGCATCAGGAAAAGACACAACTTCTTTTTGTCTTAAATTTGTTCTAGGACTAAGCCAAAGTATATCTTCGCTTTTCAAATTTAATTTGCTTAATTCTGTTTTTGCAATGTTTTTTAGATAATCTTTAAGTACTTTAAGCTCTGCATCTTCTTCCGGTGTTTTAAGTAACATATCAGGTGTTCCACGCGGAAACTCTGTGGTTCCAACTTCTGATAAACCGTATACAATTACACCTAACTTCATGATAAGTTCTCCATTTAATGTATTTACCGCTTGACAAAACTAATTAGTACATGTTACAATAATAGAAACAATCACAGGAGTGCAACTATGGCTAGCGGAGTAAAAATAAAAAAGAGAAAGAAATCTTCAGCACCACGTCGTGGTACTAGAGGATTACAAGCACCTAGTTTTGATAACTGGGAACAGCTTGATGGAAAACAGTTTCATAGATTAAAAGTTACTGTACATGATTTTTACTACATGAACTACAAATACAATGATAATGTAGAACATGCATTTACATGGATGAAACAGAACGGCTATACAAAAGATGAAATAGCTAGTGTTAGAAAAGCAGGCAAATATCAAATTGTACTAGGCATTCAATGTAAACTATTGCTAGATGGTTGTCCTGAGTACAATGAAAAAGAACAGGAATATTGGCAGAGCTGTCCAGGTACAAGTGGTGATCTTAAACCAATGACTGAATGGATTAAAAACCGCATAGCAGAACTTATTGAAGTTGGTTCTACTATGATTGAGGAAAAGAAAGAAGAAGAAAGCAAAAAGAAAAAAGGCTACGTTCCTACAATACAAGAACGTTTAGAAGAAGCCGCTGAAGAAAAAATTGAAGACATAGAAACTTGGATAGATGAATTTTTAATTGATCCACAAAAGAACAAGCTCAAGGACAAACCAATTCTTCAAACTCTCAAACGTGTAGGCACTAACCTTGGACATGTCAGATTCATGCGTAAATGGTACACAGGGCCACTGGAAGAATATCGTGAACTAGACAGTTTGCCCGCTCCAAGCAAACGTGATGAAATGCAGAAGCAATTAGAAGAAGGCTATGATCATTTGAATAAAGCCCAACGCAAAGACGCACTTCAGTTTTATGAAAGATTGTTTCAAGCATTTGATATTATGTTGGCTGAAAACAAACACTCTAGAATAGTGCGTAAGCCAAAACAAAAAACTGCCGCGGAGCAAGTAAAGAAACTGAAATACAAAATGTTTGATAGTGATTTTGGTATTACCAGCAAAGAGCCAGCAGAAATTATAGACTCAACAATGTTGGTTGTGTTTAACTGTAAAACACGAAAGATAGGTATATACTATCCAGAACAACATGCTACATTAAAAGTAAAAGGTACAACAATACAATTTTTTGATCCACAACGCAGTGTGCAAAAAACTGTGCGAAAACCACAAGAAATACTATCGCAGTGGAAGAAAATTACCAAGCACAAAGTACCTAAGCAATTTGAATTTCTCAAAACAACTGAAACCAAACTCAATGGTAGATTCAACGCAGAAACAGTGATACTTCAGGTGTTTAAGTAAACACTCCTATAAATACAGTTATGAGATTTTGGGAAATAACTGAAGCACGAGTTGAACCTGACTGGGAATTTATTGCAGACTTAGAACCTGCTATAGATGATGCCTTGGCAGATTATCAAGAACATCTCAAAGACAACAACGACAAAGATGACATCAGTGAACTTGAAGAACTGTTGAACTTTGAAACCGAAGACTTTCCTGTAGAATTTATTGCAGACTATTCTGAACGCAAAGATCCAGATGAATGGCTAAGTGCGGCCGCAGATTGGACTGAAGAAGAAGGCAAGTTTATGACCATCTATCTTCATGCAAAGAATTTAGAAGGTGTGTATGGACCAAAAACTTTCAAAAAAATATTGATGCGTATGCTACAACACGAAACCATACATTGGAATCAATATGATAAAATGGATCAAAAGGTTTTACCCAAATACAAAAGCGGGTACATGAAAGGCTTAGATAAACTTAAAAAAGGTGGCGATCAACAGGATCTCATGCGTAGTTATTTGCGTGACCCACACGAACTTATGGCTTATGCTAGTGATCTAGCAGGTGAAATGAAAGACTTGGATAATCCTGAGGCTGTGCTTCGCAATCCAGAAGCATTCAGAAAAGAACTTCCTAGTTATGATAGAATGCGTAATTCATTTCCAGCAAATGCCAAACAAATCAAACAACTGCTAAAGTATACAGCAGACTACTTCAAACAAGGTAAATAGTAGTATGGCACTGAAAGATGAATTAACAAAAGAAATTGAGCTACGACTTGGCGGACAGATGGTCGATGTTGAACTTGACCCTGAACACTACGACTTGGCTCTGAAAAAGAGTTTTGAAAAGTACAGACAAAAAGCTGAAAACAGTGTTGAAGAAGCATTTGTGGTTCTTGAAATGAAAGAAGATATTCAAGAGTATACATTGCCCAATGAAATTGTAGAAGTGCGTGATATACTTACTAGAACAAGTGGTACAAACGCAAGTTCAGGCAATGACTTTGAACCTTTTGAGGCGGCATATCTAAACACTTACCTACTTGCAGGCGGTAGAGCTGGTGGATTAGCAACATTTGATGCACTTCAACAACACAGAGAAACACTTGGAAGAATGTTTGGCAGTGAATATTTGTTTACTTGGAATGTTAGAAATCACAAATTGTTTATTCATAGAAAGCCAAAAGCAGAAACCACAGTGTATCTGCATGTATACAAAGAAGTTGATGATGAAAGTCTATTAGGCGACATCTATGCAGGACCATGGATCAAAGAATATTCACTTGCACATGCTAAATTAATGCTCAGCGAAGCACGTGGTAAATTCAATACTATTGCAGGTCCACAAGGTGGTACCAGTTTAAATGCTGATGTGCTAAGACAAGATGCTCAAGCTAGTATGGAAAAGCTAGAGCAGGATCTTAGACTTTATGCTGAAGGTTCCAGCAGTATTGGTTATGTTACGATTGGTTAGAGTCGTGTACACTCAAGGCAATTAGTGCATAGTGTAAAACTTTTTGTAAGTCTTTCCTATTATACCCATCTTTTTTTCCATATCTTTGAGCATACTTCATTATATTTCCTATACAGAAACCTTCGCCGTGTCCGGCATCAATTATAAATTCTGTAGCTTGAAATTTATTTTTGCTGTAATGTTGATCATATGTTGAGTCAACATATTTTTGCAGTTCTTTGATTAAATTATCTTCATTGAACTTGTAGTCAATAGCCATTGTTACCTCTCTGTAATTTGTTTCATTATATACTAAATTGAAGTTGAAGTCAAGTCATTATATACGTATTTAACGGCTAAAACCCATGGTTTTATGCAGGGTACGGTAAATACATGTATCACTTTATGAGAAGGGGAAAAATAATGGCTACATTAACATCACCAGGTGTTTCAGTTAGTGTTACAGACGAATCGGCTTATGCCGCACCAGGCGTAGGTACTATACCTATGATTTTGGTTGCTACAGGTGAAAACAAAACAGATCCTACAGGCAGTGCGTCAGATTCAATTGCACCGTTTACTAAGAGTACGAACGCAAATAAACCACTACTGGTAACATCTCAAAGAGAATTAACACAAAATTTTGGAGATATTTTCTTCAGAAAAAGTGGAGCAACACCTATCGTTGGTGACGAAACCAGCGAATACGGATTGTTGGCCGCTTTTAGCTTTTTGGGACAAGGCGGAAGTGCGTTCATTTCAAGAGCAAATGTAAACACTACACAGCTTATCCCCACAACTACAGCACCAACTGGAACGTATGCTACTGCAAATAGTTTTTGGATTGACATTGATACTTCAAAGTATGGTATCAATCAATACAATGCTACGACAGGTGCATGGGTTGCCAAAACTCCAACTGTTGAAGTAAACGCTAACGCAAGTGCGGCTCATGCCGCGGGTGCTGGTGGATATTCAATTGTTGCATCAGTAGTAAATGGCGCCTTTCTAGTTGTTGTACATCTTGATCAAGATGGCGATGCTTCACTTGAATACTTTTACGGAGTAGGCGGAGCATGGGAAGAACTTGATTCTGATGCAAATCTTTCAAACGGAGACACCGTAACATGGGCACCACACTATTCAGCTCCATCAACACCAGGCAACAATGATGTTTGGATTAAAACAACATCACCAGGCAACGGAATTGATCTAAAACTTTACAAGCACACAGGCACAGGAAGTTGGAATCTAACAACTGTTCAAGGTGTCACTTCAGCCTTAAGTGCAGGTAAATCAACTTCCATTGGCGATTTTGTTGCACAAGATGGTTCAAGTGTTGCTGTGCTTACAAGCAGTTCTGCAGTCGAAGGTAACTTCTTGCTTGACGTAGATGCTAATACTAAAGCATTGATCATCATTCAACAGGTTGACTCAGCTGGGGCTCCAGAAGCCATCAGTGGATTAACTGCAAAACTTGGACAAACTACAACACCAACTGCCGCCGCGGCCGCAGATACATATTGGTTTGATGATACATTGACCAATTTGGATCTTTACAATGTAAATGGTAGTAACTATACACGTATTGCAGACGCAAATATAGCCTATCAAACTTCTGCTCCAACATCTACAAGTGCAGGAGATATTTGGGTTGATACTACTAGTGCTGGATACGGTCAAGCAAATGAACGTAGTTATCCAAAAATCTACAAGAGAAATGCTGGTAACAGTGCATGGATCTTGCATGATAACACAGATCAAAGCACATCAAACGGTGTTTTATTTGCAGATATCACAGATACAGCTGATGATAATACAGACAGTGGTAATGCAACTGAAATTACCGGTGCACCAAGTGCCGCAATTTATCCAGACGGTATGGTTGTGGTTAACATGGCACAGAGTAGAAACACTGTAAGACAGTATAATGGAACTGCATCAGCATGGAGAAATGGCTCTGCCAATCACGCAGATGGCAGTGGTCGTTTTGGTAGATTTGCACAACGTGGTGTAATTGCTACTGGACTTCAAGCCGCGGCTGGACACACTGATCTACTAGATGAAGAAAAGAAGTTTTCACTTCTAGCCGCTCCAGGATTTCCAGAAGTGACAGACGAATTGGTAACGTTGAATAATAATAGAGGCAACACTGGCTTTGTTATTATTGATACACCATTGCGTAAGTCACCTACAGAGGCTGTTACATGGATTGGTGGTACAGCTACTACTGAAAATGGCGAAGATGGACTAGTAACCAAAGACACTTACAGTGCCGCATACTATCCTGCACTTAAGGCAACTGAACCAACAGCAGGTTCGACTGTGGTAACTTATCCAAGTCATTCAGTGTTGTATCAAATTGCAGTCAATGATCAGCAGGCATTTCAATGGTTTGCACCAGCTGGACTAAACAGAGGTGTAATTTCTAATGCATCTGGAGTTGGACACGTTGATGGAGAAAATGAATTCAAAGCAGTTTCACTTACAACAAGTCAAAGAGATGCCTTGTATGCCGCAAAATCAAATCCAATTGCTAACTTTAGTAATTCAGGTATTGTTATTTTTGGACAGAAAACTCTACACAGCACTACAAGTGCGTTAGACAGAGTTAATGTTGCTAGATTGGTAGCATACTTGCGTGAAAGATTTGATGTAATAGCAAGACCATTCTTGTTTGAACCAAACGATGAAAACACTAGACGTAGAGCTGGCGGAGTTTTTGGAGACTTCCTAGCAGATATACAGGCCAAAAGAGGCTTGAGTGATTTTGCTGTGGTTTGTGACACATCAAACAATACACCTGCAAGAATTGACAGAAATGAATTGTACATTGATGTTGCTATTGCTCCAACTAAGAGTGTTGAATTCATCTACATTCCAATTAGAATAGTAAACACTGGACAAATTCAAGACGTAAGTTAATTTAATGTATGAATAGGCCCGTTTGGGCCTATTCTTCTGACCCCTGAAAATTTTCTGCGACAAAATCATAAATACATTTAGCTTAATAAAAAGCACGTAATAATAGGGAGTAAGCAATGGCTTTAACAAATTTTACGGTACCTGTAGGTGGCGATAACGACGGCCCAGCAGTAATGCCAAAGATGCAATTCCGTTTCCGAGTGACCTTTTCAGGACTTGGTGAAGTTGGCGGAGAAAGTGCAAACGGAGTTGGCGCTGGTGCAATTTCAGTATCTCAAAACGTGATAAGTGTAACACGACCAGGTATCACATATGATGAATCAACACTTGATGTGTATAACTCAAGAATTTACATGATTGGTAAACACACGTGGGATCCAATTACATTGGTTGTACGTGATGACATAGGCGGAGATGTTGTTGCCGCCGTAAATAGTCAATTGGCATCACAAACAGACCATGCAACACAACAAACTCCACGAATCAATGGTGACTTTAAATTTGGTATGAACATAGACATGCTTAATGGTAATCATGGTGGAAGTGATATAGTAAGCGAAACATTTGGATTACAAGGTTGTATGCTAACAGGTGTACAATTTGGAGATATGGCATATTCAGCCAGTGAAATGGTTCAAATTACAATGACTATTAGATATGATAATGCAATTCATAATCTACAGGCTGGCACCGATACACTCGGTAAAGCATCTGCATCAACTTCATCATCAGATAGCACATCATCAACTGGTGGCTTTGGCGGTGGACTTGGCGAATTTGCATAGGTTATTTAAATGGCTTTTAGGAATTATGCTACGGAGTATTATGGTCAAAGCATTACATCAGTAAAGCTCCCTAAACAAAAATTTTATTACTATGTAAAATTTGACCTTAGTGACGGTGTAGCTCAAAGCCTATCAGCATTTACAGATAAAGTTTTTGGTGCCACAACGGTAAATTTACCGGGCACCACCTACAACACTACCACTAATAATTCATACAACACAAAAGTAATCAACATTACAGGCAAAAATTATACTCCTGTTACAATGGGTATTATCGACGATCAACAAGGTGATCTAAATCAACTTCACAAATTATACGATCAGAATATTTTCAACAAGGTTGATGATACTAGACAAACCAATCGGCAAATGCAAGACTTTACACCAAGCAAAAGTGAAGGACTCAAACTTTCTACCAAAAACTTTTTTGAAAGAATACACATATTTCATCTTAGTGATCTAGAACACAATGAAGCACCTGGTACACACTATACTTTGTTTAGACCAGTGATGATTAGTTTTGCAAGAGACACACTAGATTATGGAGCAGGAGCAGAATCAACACTATCACAAGTCACGTTTGAATATGAAAACTATAATCATAAAACTATTGGAACTGAAGACAAAGAAGTAGTTAAAAAAGTAAATGAAGGTCTAGCACCTCCTCGGGGTTATTATAAATCACCAAACGACGCGGACGCAACACGTGACTTTACAGGACAACTTCTCACCGGCCTAGCTGATAGTCAGGTAGCAACATAAATACTACTATAATGAGGTAGTACATGGCTAATTATATTCAAGGTGCATTCAAACCACAAAATCCTACCAAGTACATTGGCAAGCATGCCCCACGATATAGAAGTGGCTGGGAATTGGCCTTTATGCGAATGTGCGACAATCACCCTAACATACTAGCTTGGGCCAGTGAAGCACATAGAATACCTTATATCAATCCAGCTACAGGAAAAAAGACCACCTATGTACCAGATTTCTTTTTGGTTTACTCTGATAAAAATGGCAAGAAACACGCAGAAATAGTTGAAGTAAAACCCAACAGTCAAGTAATGGGCAATGCCAGAAGTGCTCATGATAAAATGCATGCGGTGGTAAACGAAGCAAAATGGCGTATGGCACGCCAATGGGCAAATCAACAAGGCTTGGGTTTTCGTGTAATAACTGAAAACGAAATGTTCAACAAACCAAGTCAAAAGCCCAAAAGAAGGAAAAAACGTTGACAAAAAAACTAGAAGAAGAATTTAACTTACCTCCAATTGAAGACAGCAAGGACGAAGTTAGAGCTGAACTTACTATGGCACCAGAAGAAATACAACAGGTTATAGCTACAGCAGACAAAATTGACAGTGCATTACCACAGGTTACAGGACTCAACAGCTTAGACACTGACATGGACAACTATGCACAAAAAGCCATGGATACATTTGATGACCTAGTTGCACTAGGCAACAATGTAGAAGACAGACACGCCGCTTTAATTTTTGATGTAGCCAGCAAAATGATGAACAATGCTATTACAGCCAAAACAGAAAAGATGAACAAAAAACTAAAAATGATAGATTTACAGCTTAAAAAAGCAAGACTAGACAGAGATGGAAATGCCAATGGTACTATTATACATCACGACAGCGAGCAAATTGCAAGCGATAGAAATAGTATGATTGAAAGTCTTAAAACCATTGCTGATAGCATAAAGTCTGATAAATAACTTTAACGGAGCGAAGACATGAACTATTTAAAAGCATATTTGACAGAATCAAAATCCAGTTATAGTTATAGAATTAAAACCTCTGAAGAAGTAACTGATGATATGATGGACGCACTTGAGGAACATCTTAAAAAGTATGAAGCAAGCAGTGTAAAATCACCAAAGCGTGGAATATTGCAGAGTGCTCCAATAGATTTTCCAGGCGAGCGTGGCGTTAATGTAACCACCATAGACTTTGATAGCAGTCAACCAGCAAGCCAATTTGGTTTGATGACTGAGATTGTAAGACTATGGAACATAGGCGAAAACAAAATCAAAGTTAGAGCCCACAATGAACCAGCCATGGCACGTGAACTAGCAGAAGAAAAAGCTAAAGAAGAAGAATATAAAGTAAAACTAGAATCAGAAGACTATAGTGCAGATAACGTAGAAAAAGTAGATCACGCAGAATACTATGGCGAAGATTTTAAAACAAAATTCGTAGACGAAATGATGAAACTTAGAAGAGAGCAAATGCCAGAAGGTGTTGGCTACGAAGGAGAAAAGGCATGAACTTAGATGAATTAAGAAAACTAGCTGGAATGCCACAAACTGAGTGGGCCAACAGTCCAGCAACAACGGCGCATCCTGATCCTGAAGAGGTACAGGCACCCGAGGCAGATGTAAATCAAAGTCTTAGACAATATTTGAATGCAGATCCGCATCCAGTAAAAGTTGTAGAAGGCGAAGAAAAAGTATTTGAAGATCATGAAGTAGAAGACATGATGGCAAAATTTAAGGAGTATCTCAACGAGGATGAAGCAGTTGAGGAACAAGCTCAAGAGGAAGTTGTTGAGCAGGCAGATGAAACAGTTGAAGAAGGTTTGAGTACCCCTAACAGCTTAGAAAAAGTTGAAGCACAAATTAAAAAATTGGAAGCCATGGCAGATGAAGCTATGAAGAATGATGACCCAAAAAGAGCAGAAATGATTCAACGTAGCGATGAAATGACTGCATTACTACGTAAGAGAAACAAACTAAAGAAAGATGAATCAATTGAAGAAGCACAAGTAAGTGAAGAACCAAATGAAGATAATGCTTTCAATACTGCGGCCGCACAAGCCAAAAAAGCAGGCAAGTCAGAATTTGAATTCAATGGCAAAAAGTACAAAGTAAAAATGGATGACAAAACAGCTGATGCTCTTACAGACTCAGTAGAGCCAAAAGTTGAAAGTCAAGACATTGCAGATCTTAAAAAACTTGCAGGCATTGGTGAAACAACTACAGATCAGACAGTATCAG